CTGCGGCCGTGTGTCGGGGTTGCTGCAGACCTTAGGGAATCTTATCGCTGTGCGGGGTTGCTGTACCTCAGGTCTCAGGGGAAACCCTTTGGCATGAAGGCAACCGCGCTCAGAGCCCCTGGATACAAGGTTCGGGTGGTTGGTGTCCCCGACTGCTTGACCTTTGTTGAAGGGAGCTGGACTCGTTCGTCGTTGCGCTGGTTGGCTCCTGGCCACTGGCGTATCGACGGCGAGTCTCGTAGGATTCCCGGCGGAATGCACTACCGCACGGGTAGACGGTTCGCGTCCTTGGACTTGTCCAAGGCTACGGACGGCCTTTCCCATGCGGCAGTCCGAGTAGTTGTCGATGGGCTCGTAACGCGTGGTCTCATCCGTCCTGCGGATTTGACCATGTCGCTGCGATCCCTCGGGCTGGAGAGAGGAGCGACCTGGAGCTTCCCCGACCTTGGTGACAAGATCGGCGAAGGGTCGTTCCTCAGAGGGAGTCCGATGGGCACACCTCTCAGCTTCGTTGTGCTCTCCTGGGTGAACGCCTGGGCAACCAGTGCGTTCGGTCGAGCGATCACCCATGGCGACGACGCGGTAGGTCGCTACAGACCGGGCTCCTCGGAGCTCGACCTGTACGCCTCGCGTGTGTCGTCCGTGGGTGCGTCTCTCAACAGGGAGAAGACCTTCAAGGCGGACCACTCGTGGACCGCCTGCGAGATCCTCGCCCTTCCAAGGGAGTGGAACGAAGATGGAGTGTCTCTCTTCTATCCCCCCTCCATCCCCCCGCCGGTCCTTCGGGCACCGGTGGAGGCGGACCAGAGGCTTGAGAACCTCTGGCTGCGCCGGATGGAGAGGGTTATGAAGGGCCGCTTCCCGTGGATCGTGAAGGATCCCCGCCTGCATCTTCCGGTGCAGGTGGGTGGCCTCGGATACACGGGACGCGGTCTTGCCGTTGGGGTCAGCGTGCGGCGGCGCCTCGGTGCTCTGGTCTCCAGAGGCCCGAGTGCCGTCATCGCCGCTGATCTCATTGGCAAGAAGCCATTCCGAGAGGTGGGCCTCTACCCGCGACCCCTCTGTCGCGTCGTGCGTCCCGGTTCGTACTGGAGAGCTGTTCGGGCGACCGAGCAGTGGTTCCAGGCCGGGGGTGACACACACGTGCCGCTTGAATCCTTGTTGTCCTTCAAGTCCTGCCTCATCGAAGATGAGGTGAGGCTCATCGAGGGAGACAAGTTCAAGCGGAAGAGGGTTGCGGGCAGACCAGACAGAACAAGAACAGGTGCGGTGTTCCGGCGGCTGGGAGTGGCCCCTTGTCGTCCTCTTACGAGGCGATGGGGGTGCTCCGCGCTCATCCGCTGGGCCCTGCTCTCTCGCGAGAGTAGGGTCGCCGTACCCGAAGACATAGCCTCTGAGATTCGGGAAAGAATCCCAGATCCCACGTAG